GCCTTGGCCATTTCTATCTTCTGCCCATTGAATGATCAGACGGGATTTTTATATCGCCGGCTCGCCTGCCGCTGAATAATCACCGGCTCGATATCGCCATAATGACGCCAGGAAATATCCTGCGGGCAATCCGGGGCCTGGATCCACGCATAGGACGGCGGCAGGGGCATCACGCGCAGGTCCGGCATCGATTCGACGACAGATTGAAGATGCTTCTGGTCCCAGACATCCGGCTCTGCGCGACAAAGCTCGACCCATCGATCGATCAGCGAATCTGTCGCCGGACTGACACCAAAGTAGGCCGTGCTGCTGAGCAATTCGGCTTCACCCAGCCAATGCGCGGCGAAATCGATCCCACAGAGCGAGTCCAGCAGCGTCGGCCATTGCACGAGTCGCGCATCGGCGTCGAGCCACAAGAGCGGTCGCCCCTGATGCTTCTTGCGCATCATCTGGACGAATCGCGCCTTATAAGCGCAGGCTCGCACCCATGGGCCAAGATGCGCGAGCGGCAGGATGTCGAAGGCGACGCCCAGCCGGTCGAGCGATTCGACCAGGCCTGCCGCCTCGGCGGTATAGCCGGCATCGGTCGTGTGAAAGCTGATGACGAGCGGGATCATTAGAGCTTGCGGAGATTGGCGCGATGAACGTCCTTCGCCTCTTTGATCTGATCGTCAGTCGGAAGGTCTTTGGGATCCGTGATGACCTTGCCGCCCCAGATAATGCCGGAGGCCTGAACTTCAGTCTGCGTTCCGTTTTCCAGGGTGACGACCTTTTTCTTGGTCAAGTGTGCCTTCATTGAAGCGCTTGTATGGTCCATTTCGAAATTCCTTTTATGGAGGGTTGAAGGTTAGAAGCCGCCGCGCGGCCGCAAAGCCGCGCGGCGGAAGAGTTCATTGGAGAATCACCGATCAGGTGATGTTGCTGAGCAGGAATCCAGCGGACGACAGAAGCGTCTTCTCCTGGACGTCATGCCGGCAGCGAATGATGTCAGCTCGGACGGTTTCATCGCGATAGGACTCCATCGCGCCGCCGATCACCGACCCGTCTCCTCCCCAGTGCATCGTTCGCGCGATGCACGGTTCCTGAATGTCGTTGGTTTCCGCGACGTAGCAGACCATCGCGTAGGAATCGCTCCACAGCGGAGCGAGCGAAGCGGCCTGACCTTCGTTGGCGCTGTTGTACTGAGCGCCAGCCACCAGAACATTCTTGATACCGAAGGCCTGGGCAATCGCCTCGGTCGTGATGTCATCGGTATTCGGATTCTGAAGACCGCTGAACTTGATGCGGCCGATCAGATCCGCGTTCTGCTGAAGGTTCAGGAAAACGTGATAGTTGAAGATGATCGTATTCGGCACGAGGCCGATGTTGTCATAGACCTTCTTCTTGGCCGTCGCCACGTCTGCGATCGGCGTTGAGGTCGCGAGCGTGCTCCACGCGGTAGACACGGCGGCCGTCAATGCCGACCCGGTCCAGATCGTGGTATTGAAAATCGCGTTGGAAACGCGCTGCTCGTAATTGCGCAGCACGGCATCGCGGGCGCGGCTCGCTGCGAGCTGTTCGGCGATGAAGTAGGAGCCGTACAGATTGCGATCGCGATCATCGACCTTTTCCTCCGCACCATATTCGATGGTCGCGTAGCTGTCGGTCGTGAATTCCCAGTCCTGCCGGCTGTAGCCGCCGCGACTCGTGCGGAGCGTATTGCGCTGCTGGAGCAGGGATTCGATCTTGATCTTGCCGAACGGGCCGGCCTGTTTTTCGACTTCGAGGACCGGCATGACCTTCTGAGCAATGAAGCCCTTCTGGCTCATGGCCAGATCGAAGGACATAAGCGACGCGCCCAGCTCAGGCCGGAGCGTCGCCAGTGATGTTGAAGGAGTTGCCATTTGCGAATGCCCTTATGTTTGAGGTGTGGGCACCCGCCGCGCAGGTGTGAAGCCGCGATAATCGAATGAGGGAACCGGGGCCGCCGCGGCAACGCGGCCCCTCGACTGTCACCCGTCGATGACAGCCTTAGTCCCTTTACTTTTGGATCAATGGTTGTAGCGCAGCACTTCGACGATATCGCCATTGGCTGACGCGGCGGTGAGCGCAATGCCGATCGCAACGGCGCCAGTCGCCTGGGTCGAAGAGATCTTGCCGTTCGCCGCGGTGTAGACGATCGCGTTAACGGTGATTGCCCCAGCGGCGACGAACTGCTGTGTGCCCTGCGCGGTACGCAGAATCACGTCGCAGGCATCGCCGGCATTGAAAGTCGCGGCCGAAAGCGTGCCGGCTTCCTGATCGGTAACGCCAGCGACGGTGACTTGATTCGCTGTCGCACTCAGCTTGACGCGAATGCATCGAGAATACGCGGCATCGACGGTGAATGACCGCCGGCCAGCTTCATACATCTGACTCATGGGAGTTCCTTATTTTTGAGTGAGAAAGAATGCCCGCGGCGGTCGCCGTGAGCAGGGACGGATCGCTTACGAGCGGCGGCCAGAGCGACGTTTCGCCTGCGATGCCTGAACATAGGCGGCATGCAGGTCGGGCTGCTCCGCGACAACCTTGGCGATTGCCCGGTCTGCCGACATGCCGGTCTTCTCAAGGGCCTTCCAGGCCGCTTCGAAGGTCGCGATCGGATCTGCGGGCTGCTCATTGCCCTTTGCGGCACCCTGCGTCGTCCCGGGAAGCGGCAATGTAATCGCCGGCGAATCGTTCGCGGCCGCAGCGGCGGCCTGACTTCTCTCGCTCAACTTCTTGTTGGCGTCAGCCAGTTCCGCCGTCAGCACGTCAGCCAGTTCGGCCTTGGCGCTGATAGCATCATGCCCCTTGACGAATTGCTCGGCGGCAAATTTCTCGCGGCCGGGGAAAGCGGCGAGCATTGTTGCCAGATCCTTGCGAGCCTCAGAGACGCCTTCGGCCTTCCCGGCCTTGTGTCCCTGAGCAATGAGCGACTTCACGGCCTGGTCCTCGGGATTGGCGGCCGCGAAAGCGCGGAAACTTTCGGTGGTCATGGAAAGATTCTCCATGTAAATGGCCTGCATCGCGGAGTCGAGCGAGGAAATCTCGTCAACCAATCCGAGTGCTTGGGCCTTGGCGCCGACATGAACACGCCCGTCAGCCATGGCGCGGACGCGATCGGGAGTCATCTTGCGACCCGCCGCCACGTCCGCGACGAACAGGTCGTTTTGTTCATTGGCCAGCCGCTTGAAATCGGCTAGTTGATCAGCAGTGAGCGGCGCGCCATCGGCACCAGCGCCCTTCATGGTGTCGCCGTCGGCGGCATCGGAAGTGATGACATGCACCTGAACGCCTTGCTGCTCATACGCCTTGCTCGTGTCGCGCAGGACCATCATCGTCCCGATGCAACCGACCAGGGCTCCGGCGTTGGCATAGACCTTTCGGCACTGCGAAGCGGCCCAATAAGCGGCGCTGCAGCCCATGTCCTGGATATAGCCGTAGCAGGGTTTGGCGGCATTGAAAGCGCGAATGTCTGCCGCAAGATCAGTCATTCCGGCGGCAGTCCCGCCAGGGCTATCAATGCAGAGAATTCCACACATCACATCGGGGTCATTGGCGGCCATACGCAAGGCCCGGCGAAGCGGAACGGTTGCGGTCCCGCCGAAGATGCTCTGAAACGAAGTCTGATATTTGGTCATCGGGCCGTTGATCGAAAAAACGGCGATGCCATTGATGACCTGATACGCGGCGTCGTCTTCATCGATCATCGGATCGTCGGAGTCGTCGTCATCGTCATCGTCGTCCGGATCATCGACGCTCGGATCGACCGCCATATCCCCGGAGTCGTCATCGACTTCATCTTCCGATTTGGCTTTCTTCTTTCCGGGAGATTCGGGACTGAGCGTGGGCAATGGGCCACCCGGCGCGCCGTCGGCTTTCGCCTGCTTCGATTGCGCCAGCGCCACCAAATCGACCGACTTGGCGGTCAAAACCAGTTCATTGAATCGCTGTGGCTCGACGAGCCATGCGCCAAACAGCGTGTCGGGGCGAGTGCATCCAGTCGGCGTTGTCGCGGCCCGGAGTTTGCGCAATGCGCGTTGCGAAATTGTGTTTGTTTCTGCCATTGTGAATTGACCTCGTTTATTCGTCGTTTTCGGGAACGTCATCTTCAGCGTCCGGTGTCTTGCGTGGAGGCATCGGCGCGACTGGACTGGATTCACCTGCGCCCGGGCCGGATGGAGTGAGCGACGCCTCTCTTGTCATGCCCGACTTGGAAATGACGATGCCCAGTTCCTTAAGCATCTTCTGGGCGCGCTGCTTACTTTTGGCGATGTCTTCGAAGGTTCGGCCATGCTGGAGGCAGACGTTTTCTTCGCTGTTGAAGCCGGCATCGACTTCCATCATCGCGGCCTGAATTTCCTTGACGGGATCGATCCATGCCCAGCCGGGCGCGATCCATTCGTGGCGCCAGTAACTCGGCTTGATGCCGCGACTCGGATCGCCCAGCAATTTGGCGGAAGGATTGAGCGCCCCGTCTTTCACCCATTTGCTGACGCGCCAGCGATAGGCCCGGGCCATGACGCAATTGATGAAGACCTGTTGCTGGCTTCGGAAAGTTCGATAGGCCTGAAGCAATGAAGCGCGGGCACTGCTGTAGGTCGTTCGACTGAAGTCGAGAAATACCAATTCCAGCGGCAAGCCGATTGTCAGCCCGGTGAACCGCAGAAGGGTCGTCACGAAATCCGGGAACATCTGAGTGGGCTGCTCAGGACGCAGTTGCTCCACTTCTTCATCGGGCTGAAGGTAATGCACCATGCCCGGTTCCATCGACTGGATTTTCTGGGCATTGTTTTTCGCGTTGAGCTGAGTCGGGAGGTTTCCGACTACCTTGGCGCCATCCCGCTTCTTGACCAAAAGCCCTTGACAGGCGGCAATACGCGCGGCGATGACCGAGGCCTCCACATAGCCGTCAATCTGATCAAAAAGTCGATCCACCTGGGCGAAGCAAGGCTCGCCGCGCACCTGTGAAAAGCTCTTGATTCGCGGATAGAAAATGAAGTTGCGTGCGGGAACGAGCGTCGCTTCCTGCTGAATCCCGTCAACCCCCAGCCCTAGCACGTAGAAGCCGACTGGTCGATTGTCTTCATTGAACTTGATGCCGTTCACGACCCGTTCGGCGAGGTCGTAACCGCCGCTCATTGTGTCGATCAGATCGCCTTCAACCGCCTGCAGGAAGGCATCCGACCCGCGACTGACCATGTTCAGGCCGATGTCGCCGTCGCGAAGATGGCAGCGATGCAGAAGCCGCTGGAATTGAGCAGCGCCGCTTTGTCCGGTGATGTCGGCGGTGTCGAGCCAGGGATTCCAAAGCTCTTCGACCTGATCATTGAAATTCTGATCGTCGGTGGTCGGGCGAAGACGCATGCCGTGGCCAATGACGTTTTCCGTCGCCCGGTCCAGCATGCCGGTA